TTGTAACTTTTTATTCTTCTTTATTTCTTTTTCTATTTGCTTTAACTCGTCCTTATTTCTTTTATCTTGGACTGTAGTTTTTTTAGAAGATTTCTTACGAAAAAAATCAATAGCAGAATGAATACCAAGACCCGCAAGCACGTTCTTAGCTAAACCACCTAAACTCATTCCACTCTCTTTTTCAGCAAAAGGATCTACTATTTTTGCTCCTGCAGGTAGTGCCATATCAATTCTCCCTATAGAGTTTTACATAAATAAATATCCCCTTATATTAAAAACTATAAGGGGATAAGTATTAACGTCCCACATCTCTTGCGCGAGTTATTCTTGTGTGAGATGCTTTAGGCATTACAGCCGGCTGCATATTACGTTGATTCTCTTCTTCGTTTATTTCACTAACCTTATTAAGCCACCATCTTCTCCGATAAACCGGCAAATTATAGGCATCGGCAAAACTTAAATTACCATACTTAACACAATAGAAAATTTCTTCAAAAATATAATCTTTATGTTCAGGACTCAGGCCAAAAGAAACCTACCGTAATCGGTATTTCCACCTCCCCACTGTGGCCACATAAAGGACACTTAAAGTCTTGATTCATATCCATATCAGGCTCTATATCATCAAGATGCTTACGAAAAGCCCGGGAATCTCGCACATTCATATTATCTACAAAATGATTAATGGGGGCTCTATTTGTTTCTCCATTAACAGAAATAATCTGGTGCTTTAACTTGGTGGTTATATTTTTTTCAAATGGAGAGTTTGTAGTCCTCTTTAACTTATCGGCCTCTTCAGTAATCTGGTTGTCTTCCGCACTATTTAATAGCTTAAACTCAATATAGACACCCGATGGCATTTCAAAAGAAAACCTATTCTCTCCTGGCCCTGCTGGCTCTGCATCCAAAAATTTCATTTTTAATTGACTTAGATCAAATTCATGTTTAATATTTTCGGCGCATTCAGGACAATCAATATCAACAGGATATTCGGAACCATATCCTGTAATTCGCAAAAAAGTGAGAATAGCATTTTTATCGCCTGAAATAAGATCTTCAGTATTGATAGTTTTATTCATGATAACATTATTAAGCATCGCATCAATCGCCTTGCCGCTTCTTAATAATGCTCTCGATGTTAAAATATCTTCATCAGCAGCAGTCAGATGTCTTACTTCAATTTCTTCCATGTTATGTAGTGGACTATCGACCGGATATATTCTTCCTTTAGACGGAAGCATTACAAAATCACGCGGCACAGAAAAACCCGCCATTTGATCATATTCAGTAGCCCGATCAGCTGCAACTTTTCTTGCATACTCTTCGGGATTCTTATTGATCTCTTGCGGGTCTATCTGCGTAGAAGACTTATCGTCTTCAAATTCTACAGCTGCAGCTTTACCTTCTTCACTCATATCAAAAAACTCCTTCTTGTATAGTTACAAGAAATTTTAATAAACAACCAACTATAAATAAACTAACAGTATTAGTATCTCAAAATGCACTCATCGGGACGCACTGTAATAGAAATTTCAATCGGTTCGCCGCTTGCGTAATCTAATCCACCAAAATCAGCATCAGTAATAAAAGCGCCCTTGATGTCCCACTGTTCAACTGTAACACCAACTGGGTCCATCAGTTCTAAAGAAAAATCTTTCTTATAGAAAGCTGCATATCCATCACGACCAGAAATAGTTTCATGAGCCAACCTGGCCCATTCCATTACCTTCTGCGCCGCTGAAGGAGCAATAGGATCATGAAGCGTCATCGCGACGGTTCCCCATTCAAACTTACCAGCCAAATATCTTCTACTATTAATATAATCAATAGTAATAGATTCTTGTGTGAAAGTAGGACGAGCAAAAGTCTTTGCCGTAAATTGAGGAAGAACATCTTCGCTAAATTTAAAAAACCACCTATTTTGCCTTTTGGGTTCAAAAGTATCCGCAAGCATCTGATTTACGGATCTAACATCGGCCATTCTCAATCTCCAAAATAATCTCAGAAATAATTGTTTTACCTCTAAAGATAAATATATGTGTGAGGGTAATTTTGTATTACCCCCACACTTAGTTTAATTATTCGCTAAACGACGCACCCTGTGGAGTAAGTGTAAAGTCGAAGATAATAATTTCAGCAACCGTAGTCGGTTTGAGGAAAATCTTACCCTTAATTACATTTCTATCCACTAAGTCAGCACCTTCGGCGATCGAAGCTCTGAACTCGTTAATACCATTGGCTGCTTGAACCGAACCAAGATAATTATTAACCATGTTCAGCAATGCACTTCTTGTAGCCGCATTGTTCTGCTCAAAGACGAAGTTACGAGACATTCTAGAGATTGTCTTTCTAACCGTCAACATCATTCTACGAACATTTACTCTATCCAATACAGATTGCTTCTTCTGCAACGTCTTCTGACCAAAGATAACAATACCTTGACCTGGGAAGGTTGCAATAGGATTAACACCCGGAGTGTTATTATAAAGATTATCACGTTGTGTCTGCGTCAATCTTCTTCTAACTTCTAATACTCTTTCAAGGCCACCACGATTGAAGCCAGCAGGTGCGAACCAAGGCTGACCCACTCTATCATTAAATGCATATGCACCCATGATTTCTACCGAAGGCGGTACCCACACAAGGCGGTTATTTTCAGAGTCATTAATTCTAATCCACGGATAATAAGTAGCACCATAGCTAGAGTCAAACTTACCTGCTTGATCCTGAGCGTTACTCACCGACAAGCCTAAACCAGAACCAGTCGAAGTAGAGTTAGCTAAGTCAATCAGTAAGAAAGAGTCAGCACGTTGCTCAATCATATTGAGGAAGTTATTAATCGGGGAGCCAGCGCCAGACGAAGTAATGCCAGGAACGGCTAACAGATTAAACTCAACTTCTTCAGGATTGGCTAATGTCTTTCTGGCCACATCAAAGTCACCAGAAACAGTACCCGTATCTTGAACACTCAACATATTATTACGAGGATCGTATCCATCCCAACCACTAAACACTGGAGCAACAAACTTCAGCGCTTCGTTATCTTCCAAACCTTGAGTACGTCTAGTAGAAGAGTTAACAAAGTTACCAGAGTTAGAGCCAACCATATTAACCAATGTGAAGTTAGTAACACTACCCGAACCCGAAAGCTCACCAGTAGTAGAGATAAACAACATACCAGGATCAGCAGTAGTACTACCTGAAGCCGAAGTAACCGTCTTCTTCAGTCTATCGCCAACACCATCAGATGTAAAGTTAATACCCAACACCTTAACCTTATCCACCACACCATCACGTACCTGAGTAGTTACAGTAGGTAGAGCAGCAACCACACCCGTCAAACCACCGTCAACACCACCGGCGCCAGCTGCAGGACCACCGCATTGAGCTAAGATAGAGCCAACGCCTCTAAAGCCAGCCGGACGCGAATCGGATGGGAATCCGTTTGTATTCACATCTACTCTTACAAGTTTCGACTTATTCGGATAGTCACCATCAAACAGCAATTCGGGCGGATCTTGCGTTAAGTCATAAGAAACTCTTCGATCACCAATTGCTCTTGCAATATAGTTAGGATCATCAGGGTTAAGATTAAGATTCTCATACGATTCCAAAATTTCAGGGCGACGATCATCATCATTAGCATTACGAATGCTAAGTGTAAATTGAGGCCATGCAGAAACTGAAGTTTCAACATTAGAAATCTGAATCTTCAGAGAATTATTTTCAATCTGTCCATGTGAACGAGTAAAGAATCTAAACAAGTTCTGTAAGGCTCCACCTGCGTTCTGCGACACGAACCAAGGAGAGTTCGCAGCAGAGAAACCACCCGTAACATCATCAAACGCATCACCGTTAGCAGTACAAGACGAGTGATCTAAGCTAACACCAGCAGCAGCCGAGCCGGCGCTTACCGTACCATTAACATTACCCACATCATAATCAAACACCGCATCAACATACAAGTCAGTAAGTTTCTCACCTGTATGAGATCCTTGAGGATCAGTACCCATCACCTTCTTAATGTAATTACCACTAGCTTCACTCATCGACAAGCCAGTAACAATAGTACCATTAGAAGACAACGAGAAGTTGGTGGGGGAACCACTTAAAAGAATGTCACCATCACCAGATGTTCTCTTTCTAACTGTACCTAAAACGGTACAACCACCAGAAACAGCCGAGACTGAATAACCCGACAATCTGGGAAACGAAAGAAAACCAATAGTACCAGCAGCGACCGAGCCCCTACCTAGAACTCTCGTCACACTTAGTGTCGAAGAATTTCTAAGATAAGAATTCGCCGCATACGGCATATAAAATTCAGGATTTAGACCGCCAAATCTTTCTCTGAACTGACCAAAGGAATTAACTGTAGTGGGCAGAAAGGCCGGACCCTTCTTAGTATACCCTACCAAAGCAGCACCAATAGCAGCAGCGCCAGGTGGCGGACTAAAAGTATCATCAATTTCCTGCGTATAAACGCCGGGAGATACAAATACTTCAGCCATTTATTTTCTCCATAAAAAGTTAAAGAAAGTATTTTTATTTAGTTTTTATTTTTTCTTCGTCAAACAACAAAGCAAAGGCTATATACAATAGTGTGTATGCTCTTGTGGCGAAGTTTTCTTATAGCAAATACGACGAAACCTAAAAACTTCATAATAAATATGACTTTATTATCTCAAAAATACTATTCTTTAACTATTTATAGGGACTAAAGTGTAACTTCCTCAGCATCTACGACTTCAACTGGCGAACCTGCCGGCACGTCAATCTCTTCTGCAACATTTCCCCCACCGACACGTTCTGGATCGTTAACAATCGACTCTATCAA